CATTGAAAATCTGCGTTATCTAATGAGATAACATCACCAGCTTTGTCTATTGCCTCTTGAGACATATAGAACGCTTGGTCACTATCTGTATCTAAATCGCTTTCAGTTAAAACTGAACCTGAACTATAATCTACTAATTTGGTTGTTTGACTTGTATATCTTCTTATTTCAATAGCAGACTGGTCAGCTGGTGCGGTATCAAATGTTAATGTAGTTCCAGCACCATCAAGTGTGTAGGCTGATGTTTCTACACCTGATATTGTGACTGTTAAATCGTCTGTACTTCTATAAGAAAAAGGAATAGCGTATGCAGCGGTACTACCGTCGCCTGTATATCTTACAAATGAATTAGCCATAATTGTTATATTCTTCTAAAAGGGGTACTTTATTGAATTGCTTGCATAAATTCTTGAAGTGCCTCATTTGCTTTCTCTTTTATAAATAAATCTCTATTTTCTAAAGTTTTCTGCAATACAGGAAACTCTTTCCACATTCTTCTATAAGCTTCTCGTTCTACTGCATGTACAATATCTAGTATATATTTCTGTCTGTAATCGTCACCTGCTACAACATCTTTTGGTAATCTGTATAAATTACTACCTTTATCTGCTACAACAGTTTCAATTAAATCTTTTAAGTTATATTCTTTACCTTTATATGGTATTTTAACTTCCATCTTAAGCTCTAACCATCTATCATAAGCTGTTTGACCTTTATTGTTTCTAATAGTTCTTAAATCAATGTTTGTATATCTATCTACTTTTTGTGGTGCTTTATAATTTAATTCTCTGTTTTGAAAGAATTTAGCTGTTTCTGTATTTTTAAATTTAGTCATAGCAAAAGGTGAAGACCATAAACCTTCATCATCACCTAATCCAAATAACCAACCTCTTTTTCTATCAACTTTTTCACCTAACATATTACGTCTAGGCATAGTTCTATCTCTATCAGTAAATGGATTTAATGTTCTTAATTTATCAGCAAATGTAAACAATTCTCTTTCATAATCATCTTGCACTCTGCTTGCATATCTTAATCCACCTGATAATGGTGTTATTTTATATATAGCTCTTGCCAATATAGATGAACCAATATTATCTGGAGCTCTTGCTTTCATAAAGTCATCACTCATAAAAAAGTTAGCTGTTTCTAAAATATTTTTAGTATAAAACTTAGAAGTTAAGTTTCTAGTTATACTAGCAACAGTTGCCATAGCTAATTCAGTATATTTGTTTTCTACTTCTTCTGGTAAATCTTTATTGTGTTTTGTAAAATCATTAATAGCATCTACAATATCAGCAGCAATAAAAAATGGTGTCATTACTGGGTCAAGTCTATTTCCTGAAACATGATTTCCATCATCTCTTACAATAGAATATTCTTGCCAGCCTGTCATCTTAGTTCTTTCGGCATTTTCTTTCCAGTCTCTTGAACCACCGCCTGTTGTTCTTCCATTAATAGCAGCCAAGAAAGCAGCAGACCATATTAACCATCCTGCTTGTATTCTTGCGTTAGCTTCAGCAGCAGCTTCTGGATTTATGTATTTACCATCAGAACCTTTAGCTAACATGTGTCGCATTTGTAATTGAAAACGACCTAACAATGGAAAATGTTGATGTGTCCATCTCAATAAGTTTGATGGTGTATTAATAAAGTGCATACCCATAGCTCGTAACCATCTATGTTTATTAGTAAAAGACAATATACTACCTGTAATACCACCTTCTTTTTTACCTGTTAATGGATTAATAGAATAAGCTGATTGTGTATATGAACCTTCTCTAGCGTATTGTAATGGGTCATTGATTATATCATCTGTTTCAATAGCCTGTCCTTTACTATTAATATAATCACCTTCTAATTCTTTAAATCTAGCTTTGTATTTAGCTCTGTTCTTCCAACCATAAACTCCAATGTCAGGTGTTTCTTCAAGTATTCTTGAGTGTATAAGTGCAGCTGCTCTAGCTTTGAACATCATAGTTTTAAGAAACTCATCACCTGCTGATAATATTCTCATAGGTAAACTTGTAATGTATGATACAGGTTCTACCACACCTCTTTGTATTCCTGTACCAACTACACCTAATGGTTCAGTAAATAATTTTCCAGTTTCATTAATAAATCTTTGTAACTGACCTTGTCTAATATTACTATCATATTTCATTTGTGTAGCATCTAACACAGGTCTTCCCATCCAAAAACTTTTTAACGACCTTTTTATTGCATGTGCTGTGTACACATACTGGTAGATATATGTTTGTAATGCTTCTCTAGCTATGACTTTTGCTCTAGTTAAATCTTTTGTAGTCATGTTAGCACTTCTAAGTAACATAATAAAAGGTTTCCACTGTGTTTGTGTAAGACCTGATAGGATGTTTAGAATGTGTGTATCAGGTGAAGATAATAAGTTATTGTTAACATATTCAGCTGCTAAGTCCCATTTATTAACTTTTCTAGCATTTTGTAATGCAAGTATAACTTGGTCACTGTCATCTAATTGTGACACAACTCTCCAGAACTCATCTGGATTATCTTGTTTTAATTTAACCATACCAATATCTTCTGGTGATATGATTAATTGAGCTGCTCTTTCTTTGTCCTTAATAACTCTACCAGCTGTAGTTGCTCTAGCATAGTTTTCTTGTAAAGATTTTTGAACATCCATTAATTCACTTAAGATGTCGTTTCTTAATTGTAATTCTTTTTTAATTGTTATTTTTTCTTTAGGTGTTAAATCTACTCTGTTTAATTCATTAGCTAATTTAATAATATCATCAGCTTCTTTAATCATAGAGTCACCATGTGCTATAATAAGACCATACAACTCTCTATCTTCTTTTGCTTTTGATTTAGCTAACTTTCTTAATTTAACAGGGTCAAGATTTAATTGTTCAGCTACTCTAGTCATTTGCTCTAAAGTTACTTTTTCAGTCCCTATTTCTCCTGAAAGTTCTCTAGCTGCATTTCTTAAATATGTGAGAGCTGCACCACGTTTATATTTGGTGTAATTGAAAGGGGTTACTGGGGGTTTGTCAGCAGTAGTAACATTTGCGTCTGCTGTTTTTCTTAGGTTTTTAATACGTGCATCTACTGTGTCACCTATTAATTTACTTTTAAGTTCTATTTCATCTATTTGTTCTTTAGATAAATTTTGATAATAATTCTTTTTTTCTTTTTTGATAGCTATGTCTTCAAATAATCTTTTACCTGTTATTTCACTTCTACCATAATTTTGTAAATCTATAAGTTGTGCTACAGATTGTTTTTGTAAATTCTTACTTGTTAATTTAAATGCTCCGTATGAAAATCCAGCACCAAACAGAGTTCCAAAACCAAAACCAGCAGCACTTGATATACCTGTTTGTTTTAAACTAAATTCATCTTGAACACCTGTTTCAATAGCAATGTTTTGTAATATAGCATCCTGTGCACCAGATACACCTAAACCAATAAAACCTTCATATAGCGCACCTTTTTTAATAGCTTGTCCTAATGCTGCTTGTTGAGCTTGTTTAGCAGCTTCTTTAATAGTTAGCTCATTAATTTCACCAGCCATTTTACCTTTTAAAGCTTGTCTTAAGGCCACTTTGTAAGCTTGTTTAGATACTTGTCCACCCACACCAACACCTATTAAGTTAACAGGGTCAGATAACATAGCACCACCATTATCCATTAACCACCCACCAAAACTTCTATTTGGGTCATCCCACCAATACGGTAATTGTTGGTATGTTTGTTGTATGTAAGCAAATTGTTTTAATCTTTGTTCATCTTCTTCAGCCATTACATTAAACATATCTTTACTCATAGATATTGTGTTATTATTTCTCCAACTTCTATCTGAATAAAAATATTCTAATAAATCTGCATGAGACATGTCATTAAATTTATTATCACCTTCTCTATAAGAATAGTAACTTCTTAAAGTATCATAAAATTTAGGTGTTTGTATTTCTTCTAATGCAGCTTTAGCGTTTGCAGCTTTTTGTAAATCAGCTTCGGTATCTACATTTAGATACTCTTCTGATTTTATCTCAGGTGCTGTAGATGTTGAAGAGGTTACATTAAGAATGGATAAATCTGCCATTTATTATTTTCCTGTTACTATTGTTTTTATTGCCTGTCTAACAAGTGTTTGGTCAACTTTTAATGATTTTGAAATATTGGCAATCATAGCATTAACATCTTGATTTGTCATGGCTTTAAACATTTCAGGTGTAAAAGCAACTCCAAAAGATTGTGTTAAATAATTTTGTAAAGCAGGAACAACTTTAGCAGCTTCAAATTCTTTTCTTTCAGTAGCAGCACCTTTAAAGATAGACCTATCTTCATCAGTCATAGTAGGTAATACAAAACCACCTTTTTCTAATGATTTATTAAGATTATCAATTAATGTAGTAATACCTAAATCTTTATAAATTTGTACTGTTTGTTTTCTTTTCTTTTCAGCTTCTTCAGCTTGTTGTTCTCTTTCTGTAACTGATAATGTTGTAGGGTCAACTGTGCCTTTAAATGTGTCAATTACATACTTACCTAAATTTTGTATAAATTGTTGTCTTTCAGAATTATTAGGTTTTCTTTTATTTTCTATTTCAAATCTTGCTTCATAATCGGCAATCTCTTTAATCATGTAATTAGTAGCATTAAAGATGGCTTGCGCTCCGTTAGAAGCAAGTATTCCATTTGTAGTAAAATTACCTTTAACAGCTGCTTTAATTTGAGACATTGTTTGTACGTATGTAGAATTACTTTGATGAATAGGTTTAACACCTCTATTGTTGTTTGTATTCCATTTTTCCCAATATGTTAATGCTTTAGTTAAATCAGAAGCAGGCATATTTCTGTCAGTAAATGCTTTAATCATATCTGTTTGGTCTGTAAAATTACCACTAATAATCTCAATCATAAAACCATCTACTTTAGCAGGGTCTGTTTCTATGCTTCTATTAACATTCATAACATTTCTAAATGCTGTTAATAATGATGGTCTTCCAATCTTTTTAAGTTTCTCAAATTGTTCCATTTGCTGTGCATAAGTTTTAGGTGTGCCATCTTCATTATCAGAAAAAGCGTCAGAAAATATTTGTTTAATTGTTTGTTTTTCTTTGTAATCTTCATTAATTCTATTTTGATTTTCTAGTGTAACTCTTTTTCTATTTAACTTACCAACTAACTCAGACACATCTGTTCTTTTAGTATCAACTAAAGAACCTAATTTAGTTCCATCTTTTTTAATACCTCTATCAGTTGATAATATCTTTATTGCTCTATCAATTTCTTCTGTGGTAGTAGCTGTGTTTAATAAATTACCAGCATGTTGTAAAACAACTTCATTAAGTTCTTCATTGGAATAAAATTGTCTAGGTTTGGTTTGACCTTCTTCTGGTGGGAGCGGGACATTTAACGAATTAACTGTGTCCCATACTTCATTAACAGGTACATTAGATATTATTTTAGCACCTTGATTAATTTTTTGTGTTTTAGCATATTTGTTTCTAACTTCAGCATCATTAATAGCTTCTTTAGTTTTGTATTGATTAAAAACAGCAGCAAACCCTAGTGTATAAGAACCATCTTTATTAGCAAAACTAGGTAAATATTCTTTATAAAATGCTGGTAAATTAGTTTTAGTATGGTCATATTTATTTTTATTTGCTTCTATATTAGAAATAGCATCAATAGCTTCATGTCTTCCTGTGTGATAAGACACAGTTTTTTCTACATATCTACCAGATAATTCTGGATGTTTTCCCTCTAGTATTTCTTGTTGAATAACATCAGATTTTTTACCTTCTAAAAATAATTGATTAATCTTTTCTTTTGCAGTATCTTTTTGTTTTTCAATGTTTCTAGCATATATTCTTTCTAATGCAGGATTAACAGTTCTTTGTAATGTTCTAGCTAAATCCATAGCTTCTGAGTCTGATGCAGCATTAACTTGTCCAGCAAATGTTGCTCCCATGTATTTATTACTTACTCTTGATTTATATGCCATTTATTAAACCTTTGGTTTTTGTGCGTTTGTGTGTTTTTGATAACCTTCAGCACCTATTGTTGCTACTTCTAAGAATAAACCAGTATCACTAGGCATAGACACAGGTTTAATACTATTATATCTTCTTTGTTGTGCTGCATAAGCTTCTTTTTCTTGTGTATCTAATCTAAATACATCTGTTTCATAATCTCTAGCTGTATCTAAAAATGATTGGTCATAAGTTCCTGTAATATCTTGTATAATTTTATCTCCATTACCAGCATTTAAATTTAAACTTTTTGCTATGTCTTTTTGCTTTTTTAATTTGTTTTTCATATTTTCAGCTTGTTTTTCTCTACTAGCTGACACTGCTTCTCTATCTATTTTTGATATATCATTAAGATATGCTTGGTCAGAGTTTCTACGTGTTTGTTCATTAGCTTTATTTTTTCCTTTTGCTACAGCTCGTTTTGCTTGGTGCGAATAAACTGCTGCACCTATCTTTAAAGCAGTAACTACATCACACATAGTTTATTGTTTTATCTCCTTTATCATTAATAAAAATGGCATATTACCTACACCATAATTATCTATTTGTTCTTTGGGTTCAAACCCTAAATATTGCAACCACTTAAGTGATTTCCAATTTCTTTTATCTACAAAATTATATAGATAAGTATAACCTTTTCCCATTTCACTTATCCAGTGTGGTGATTGTTTTACAAATTCTTTTGTATGGTTATATAAATCTTCACTAGACAATAACCATGCTACACCGTACTCAGGGTCATGTGAAGGTGCGGAACCAAACATTCCTATAACTTCATCAGTTTCTGTTTTAACAACTGAATATGTTTTGGCATTATCAGATGTAAATGGTGTAACTAAAGCTTCTAAACAAGATACATTACTTGCAGCTCTAATTTCTTCTCTATCAATTTTTCTTAATCTAGGTGCTAAATGTATAGCATCTATAAGTTGTGCTTCTCGCACAAAAGCTTCTTTCATATTAAATCCTTCTTGAACGTGTGTGATAATAGCCTTCAATCTCAGCACTTGCAATATATACAGGTAGATGCGAACTACTCTTAATATCAAGTGTAAAATCTGTGTTTCTGGCTATAACGGGTACCAAAAGAGTACCTGAGTTAATTGCTGGTATTCCTACTTTACTTGTAGCAGTACCAATAATATAACCATTCATAACTGTTGTACTTTTATCTCTACCAGTAGGTGTCACTTCTACTTGGAAGAAACCAGAGTTCTCATAATTAAATCTAATATTTCTTATTTGGTATCTACCAGATGTAATAGCTACTAAACCTCTACCAGAACTTTCTCTAATATATTGAGGTGATAATCTGTAAGTGGACTCAAAAGGTACACCAATGTATAAACTTGTGTGGTCTCCTTCTATTGTGTAAGTTGACCCTGATGTATTTGTTGCACTATAGTTATTACCATTAGCAGTATCTATGGCAATCAAACCTGTCTTTGCACCATACGGTGACGTGAATGTAGTTAAATCCGTACCACTATCATAAGTACCAGTAACAGATGTTTTTAAATCTAAGTAAATACCAAAACCTATTGTTTGGTCTTTTAAATTTCTTAAGTCTAATTTAACTAATTTTGTATCTGTATTCTCTGCAACTAATGCATAGACAAAACTATCAACTGTCATTGCACCTAAAATCTTAACACCAGTAAAAGTCCATTTAGACCATGCTGTTTGTACTTTCTCACCTCTATCAAAGAAGTATTTGTAGATGTACATTGTGTTAGCATAAGTTGGGTCAACAGCACTGCCAGCAGTATAAGGTGCTGTCTGTGTGTCGTTGCTATCCGCAGCTAATGCAATTAATGTATCTTCTGTTGTATTACTAATAAGTTGATATACATTTGTTGGTATTAAATTTGAAACAGAAACTGTTATATCTAATCCATCATTTGTTAATGTATCATCATCAGCAAAATATTCTCTAATTGCTGTATTGTTATTTCTTGATTGCGCAAAGTAAGCAAACTTACCAGCAGACACAGGCCTTACATTGTCATCATGTTCAAAACTTGATACTTCATTAAGTATAGCTGTAGTTGGTGTGATTGCTTCACCTGTACTATTTAATTTGTATTGTGCTGTATCAGAAAACAATAATAATGTTTCGTTAAATGACACAGAATTTTTAAGTGTGTTAACCTGTGTACCAGACGCAGAAATATCAATAGGGTCTGTATCTAAAACTTGTGTAACTGTACTGGAAAAGAAATTAAAGAAACTAGCATTTTCTGTAAAGATTAAATTTTCTCCAGACAATACACCTAATCTATTTTTATAAAATGTTAAATTCTGAATTTTCTTACCAACAAAAGTTGGGTCAGCATTACTATCAGTATCACCACAAGTTCTATCATTCCAATCTATTTCTTGAAATGTAAATGTACCATCATTGTTATTAATCAATGCGTGTGGCATTGTAGAATTATCTAAACCTAAACTTGTGTCTGGCGCAATAGTTTCTTTCCATACACCGTCAGTTTCAAACTTAACCCAGTAATCAGACAAAGTATCACCTTCATCACCAGTAATTTTTATTTTAGTGTCAACAACACCATGATAAGGTAATTTAGTAAAATCTGATATTTCATCTCTAATAGAATACATACCTGAGTTACCAGAGCCATCTCCTGTTTCTATAGTGTAATTACTGTCATTATCTGTTGGTTCACCATAGATAACTGAGTTCATTAATTGAAAATCAAAATAATCGGTAAATCCTGAGTATGTACCCAGACCTTGTGATGATGTCACAGTTGCACCTGTGTCAGTTCTTACAACTTTAAATGCTGCTGAAGATGAGCTATCCCAATAATCACTAGAAGTACCATACATTAAAATATCAGCAACGTGCGCAGTATCTCTATAAGCGGCATCATGTGTTGCATTAGAACCTGTTGGTAATTGTAAAGCAACTTTTAATCCATATCCTAAATCAGTTGTCATATCAGGATGTGTTAGTTCTACTGTGTATTCTCTTCCGTAGTTTGTTGTAACTACATTAATATAAAACTCTTCATTCTTTGCAGCGCTTGTTGTACTATCAGCTGCTACTGTTACAGATTTGTTTGCTATAAAAGTATAATCTGCAATGTTAACTAATTTAAAATCTCTTCTTGGATTTGTAGATGTTAAATAACTGGAACCACTTGAAACAGTAACAGTTTTTTCATTACCTAATAAATCATAAACTTTGACACCACCATTGTAAAATGCTACAATGTACTGGTTATCTTCATCTCTTTGAATAGACCAAAACTTTGTTGTGTTAGGAAACACATTGCTAGCATCTAATGTTGCTATGTATTCTAAAGATGGTCTTTTACTTAAACCTTCAACAATATTATTTTGAAAATTTATTTGTTCTTCAGCTTGGTTAACACTTCGTTGTGTTGGTGTTTGCTGAGATATACCATTTAGAAAATTAGGTATGCTCTGTGAAACCACACCACCCATTAGTATGTCCTTCTAGTTGGTCTATTAATTATTGAATAAGTATTTGCATCACCTTCTAACATATTAACATCAGCTTCTTGACTGTCTGCTTGATGAAAAGACATTAATGCTTCATTCTCATCAGCTGCAATTAAATCAATAATAGCTTTATCACCAATGTATCTAGCAGCAAATCTTCTAGCTGCTTTTAAGGTAATATATTGTCTTGCATATTCAGGTAATTGTTCAAACTGTTGTACTAAAACTAAATCAACTTCAGCTGGAGCCGAAGTAAAAACATCTGTGTGGTTAGTTAAATCATATAAATAACCATTTCTAATTGTGTAATCTAAATATCTATAATTTGAACTTGCATCAGCTTTGACACAGTTAGATGGTAGAGGAACTTTATTATCACCATCTAAAGATAATGAAGTATATTTATGGTGGGTATTAAAATGCCATCCCTGTGATTGAATAGACATTGAAGTTTCATCTAAAATATTTTTAGCGACAGATACGTCAACTGTAGTAGTTCCTGTTATTGAGTTAACTGGAGCTTCACCAATAGTTGATAACATAATATTTATCGCCTGTAATTCAGTCGTTGGTGTAATTCTTGTAGTCATAATCTCCTAATAATATTTTAGATAATGACAAGGGGACAGTCTCCCATCCCCTCATCAATTTGGTTAAAAAAGCTTACGCAGCTTCTCTAATTCCTACAGCAGCCTCAGGTCTTAGGACACCGTGTCCCATAGCGTATTTAGCTACCATTAATGTTCCTTGTCTTCTGATGTCATATTCTGACTCAACTGCCAAGTCCATTAATTTAACAGTTCCCGCCGCACTTGGGTGAGACACTAAACAAACATAGTTTGATAGGTCAACTTGTTGTGGGTTAGAACCACCAGCTGTAGCAGAACCACCGTTTACATCAGTAGATGCAGAGTAATCAGCAGATACGAAGTGAGCTGTTGGTACTAATTCAATACCAGCAATTTTCACTACTTTACCTTCTGCGATTGAACCCTGACCACTAAAGTCAACGTTAACTGCGTTAGTTGCATTAGCTAGTTTGTAGTATTCTTCTAGTCTAATGAACGCTTTTCTACCTTCTTTTGGAACGTAGTTAGCGTCTAATGCTTTAGCTGCATTGAACAATTCTTCAATCATAGCGTCAGCAGCAGTTGAAGCTGTTGCAGAAGCAATTGAAGTGTTTGTTAATACAGTACCTGCACCATAGCCACTGTCAGCTACGTTTGCAGATGCTTGTGCTGCTTGACCAATAGTTTGTAATACGTGCTTATCTTTTTGGAAAGCTAATGCTCTACCGATTTCAGATGAGTATGCACTTCTTACATCCCAGTGGTTTTTAGCTTCTTCGATATTCGATAAGAATACTGAAGATAATAGAAGGTCATTAATTGTAATGACTTTCTCATTGTGGTTTACGTCAGAGCCAGTAATTTCTGAACCAGCAGTGTGATATGACGCATCAACTCTACCCATTACTGGGAAAGTTGCTGATTTGCCTGATGAGATACTTCTCACCATTTCAGCACCTTGAGTAACTGAAGCTCTTTCAAATGAAGTAAGTACTTCACCTGCAAAAACTTTCAGAAACAAAGCGTCTTCACTACCACCAGCGTTGATTTTACCAACACTAACAGGGGTTGCGTTTGCCATAATTATTCTCCTTTTATGGTTTGACGTTTGGTTTTAAAAGCCTCTACATATCTCCAGTTTCACAAACAAGATTGTCGCCCGCAAGCGGTCAAGTCGTTAGACTTTGTTTATGTTTTGGCAGTTGCCTTCTAAACAGAAAGCACAACTATAAGCTAGCTAATTTGTCAGCTAGTTTAATGGCGAGAGAGAATTTACCTCTCTCCCGACATTTCATTATTAGACACTTAAGTCTAAATATCTTTTCACCTAATGGTGACATTATTTTTTCTTGGCTGTCTTAGCAGCTCTCTTAAATTGCTTTGCAGTTGGAGCACCTTTGCTTCCAACCTTACGCATTTTCTCACCACTACCAGCTGCTATTCTTTTTCTTTTAGCATGGATGTTAGCATATAAACCTTTAGCCATTATGCTTTCATACCTCTCTTTTTAGCAGTTGCATAAAAAACTTTGGTTCCTTTTTTCTTACCATAAGTTTTAGTCATAGCGCTTTTCATCTTTTTTGCTTTTTTAGTCATTGGCATAGTTATCTCCTATAAATTAGAGTTTTCTAATTTTGCTTTTACTTCTGCTTGATAAGCTGTGTCTTTAGCATATCTAGGGTCTGCCATAGCTTGAGTAACTTGTGCCCAAGATTTAAAACCTTGTTCAGCAGTTGGTGTAGCTTTACCTTCAACTAATTTTGGTTCAACACCATTAGCTCTTTCATATTGAGCTTTAAGTGCATTGACAGCAAGTTTAACAGTTTCTTTATCTGGACTGTTAACAGCTTTATTATAAGCTTGTCTTTCACCATCAGTCATATTACTAGCAGCCCAACTGACCATGTCGTTATATGCTTCAGAACCACCAACAGTATCTTTTATTTCTGCTGCTGTTTGTTCAGCCAACGCCTGCTGGCCAGCAATATAATTATCAACATATTGTTTAGTAATACCAACTTTTTCTAAAGCTTCATAAGATTTAGTATCTAACTCACCTTTTTCTGAATACTCTTTTTGTAGAGTTTCCATATTAAGACCAGCATCTTTAACAGCATTTTCAGCAACTTCCAAAGTTGATTTATTATCAGGGTTTGGATTTGCTGGTGATGGTCTTTGTTGAGATTGCTCACCAAGTTTTTTCTCTAACTCAGAATATGATTTAGCCAGCTCTTCAACTGAATTGAATTTTTCTGGCAAACCTTCTGGTTTACTTTGTGTGGACTGTGTCTCGTTTGCTTGTTCTGTCTGTTGTGTTTCTTCTACAACAGGTTTTTCAGCCGTAGTTTCTTCTGCCACTACTTCTACTTTATCTACCATGTTACTTTTCCTCTTGTTGTTTCATTATGCCACTAGCAATAGGTGCAACAGCTTTTTCAGCCATTCCCATTATTTGCTGGTTTTGCATTTGACTCATCATTGCTTCTTCTTCAGCCATTAATTCTTCTTCAGTCTTCATCAGACCTTCAGTATCAATGCCTAATCCAGTTGCAATTCTTTTTATTAAATCCTGTGTGTTCAATGATTGAACTATTTGAGGATTTACTTGTGCTAGGTTTGCTACCTCAGCAACAAATTCTCTTAATTTTTGTAAATCATTTCCTCTACCTAATGCTTCAATACCTGTAATAATAGTAGGTCTTACAGAGTTTTTAGGTAAAGAAGGTATCTCATTTGCTTGAGACATTCTTTTCATTAATATCGTAACTAAAGGTAATTGAAATTCTTGAGACAATAAAGAATAAATACCACCCATAGCAGTTTCTAATTGTTCTGCCATGTATCTAATTTCTTGTGCTGTAACTCTTTCTGCATCTCTTTGTATTGCTGTGTGTAATAAAAATGCATAAGACATTCTTTCTTCTAACTTTGCAATACTTCTTTCAACTACTTGTAAATCATATTGTTTTTCAGTTTGTAATACAGAAACATCATCTTTAGAACCAGTGATAATGTCACCATTTCTAGTTAAAGATAAATCTTTTTTTCTAGTAACTGAATTAGGTTTAACCATAAATACTACTTTAGAAGATGCAGCAGCACTTTCTACAAGTGATTGAGATAATCCTTCTAATGATTTTAAATCTCCTAAAAACTCTTCTACGTAACCTCTACCATAATCTTCATTGTCAACTCTTACCATTCTTAATGCTTGGTAAGGCATGTTGTCTAAAGAGTAATTACCAATAGACTCTGGAATTTTTATACCTTTAACTTCTTGGCATACGTAATATTTATCTTTATCTAATTTATAGATATGTGTGTATATATCTACGTCTTCATCTGATTTGTAATCAGCGTCAGCAATAACTTGATTTCTAATATCTTCATTTAAATCTAATGGTGTAATACTTTCTTTAATAACTATTTCTAAAACATTACCACTAGCATCTCTTCTTACAACATAGTTTGTTAAAGGGTAAACTCTCATTGAACCTTTTTTAGGTAAGTATGTTAATACATTACCAGATACAATTAAATGTTTTAATGCTTCAAATACTGATACTCTTAAAGCAAGTTGTTCTATCTTAGCTGATACTTCTCTTTCAATAGTAGCTAATGATTTTTCAATTTCTGATTTTAAATCTTTTTGTGTTTCTAATTCTTTCTTAGCATTTCCTGCTATTGATAATCTAAAAAATGGGGAATTGGGTGGTAATAATAAAAGCAATAATTTTGATGCTAAGTTGTTTACACCTCTTGCTCCGACTGATTGAAAGGGATTGTATAATTCAGTGGATGAATGAAAACCGTCTGGCGGTAATAATGATGGGATTGTTAATTCGCTACACTCTTGTGCTCTATCTAAAAAATGTTCTCTATCTTGTTTTAATTTTTCATAACGTTCTTTAGCGGTGTTTTGTAACATACTAATATCGTTATAAGCCATTGTTTATTAAGATATATTTAAACCAGATGTAGTAGGAATATTCAATCCAGAACTTGTTTGTAAAGCAGAAGTACCTGTTTTTCTTGCTTTTTTCTTTTTTAATTCTGGTGAAGTTTCTTCAACTGCTGTCTTAACTTCAGGAGCTTGAGTTTCACCTATTGGTGATGGCTCAACTGGAGCTGGAGCTGGTTGTACTTCTGGTACTTTAGGTGTTGATAAACACATAATTATTTTTCAGACCTTTCCTTTAGTGTGTTAATGAAATTGACAACATCACGTTGACCTGCTTTAAAATATATTGTCTTAGTATCATCTGATAATACAGGTGATTTCTCTGGATATATTTTATTTAGTAGTTTAATTAAATCTTCTACTGTTGTAGGTAACACAATGTCGTCTAAATCATTCATTTTATTCTTCTAAAAAGGGTACTTTAGTCCCACAAGCTACCAGTTATAGTTCCTTTATTGTATTCAGTTGCTCTATTCTCAAAGAAATTAGCGTGTTCTACACCATTTAATACCCAATCTAACCAAGACAATGGATTATCTTTCACACCATAATTAGGTTTAAGAGACAGCTGTAACAATCTTCTATCAGCAATGTATCTGATATATTGTTTAACTTCTTCTGGTTTCAATCCTCTGATGCCACCCATGTCAAAAGCTAAATCAATAAACTTATCTTCTAAGTCAACCATATCTCTACATGTTTGATAGATACTTGCTTTAAATTTTTCTGTCCAAATATTTGGGTTCTCTTTAATCAATGCATGAAATAATTTAATCATGTTTTCTACATGGTGTGTTTCATCTCTAATTGACCAAGTAACTATCTGACACATTCCCTTCATTCTACCAAACCTTTGAAAGTTTAATAACATAACAAAAGATGCAAACAGTTGTAGGCCTTCACCAAACGCAGAGAAACAAGCCATGTCTCTAGCAAGTCCTTCTAGTCCGCTGCCTTTTTTAGAAAACAAATAATTATGTTTGTCTGACATTTCTTTGTATTCTTGAAATGCTTTGTAATCACTTTCAGGCATACCAATAGTATCATTTAATAATGAATAACTATGTGCATGGTTTGCTTCTGATGTAGCAATAGCAGACAACATCATTCTTATTTCAGGTGGTTTAAACTTTGGTATATATGTATCAAGATAAGCTTGTGCTATATCTACGTCACCTTGTGTAAAGAATTTTAATATTTGATTTATTAAGTTCTTTTCTTCTGGTGTTAATCTTTCATTCCAATCTCTGACGTCTTCATGTAATGGTACCTCACTTGGTAACCAATGCATTTTCTGTTGCATATCATAGGCTTCAAATGCCCAATCATATTCAAATGGTTTGTAATGTACTCTCTCTTTAAATAACGACATGTCTTTCTATCCTTCGCATGCAAGACAATCATTCTCTTTCCACTCAGGAATAATTTCTCGCTGTACTTTTTGTGATACTAATTCCGCTCTCTTAATTGCTTCAGAACGACAATAGTATAATGTTTTGATTTTCTTTTTCCAAGCCATCATGTGAAGATTGTGTAAATCTTTTATGTTCACATCAGCTGGTATAAATATATTTAAACTTTGGCTTTGACAAATGTGTTCTTGTCTGTCAGCTGCATGTTCAATTAACCATCTCTGGTCAATTTCAATAGCAGTCTTGAAAATATCTTTCTCATTTTCTGACAAACCTTCGACATGAGCAACTGAGCCTCTTTGAGCGATAATGGATGTCCATATATCATCATTGTTTAGTCCTTTCTTTTCTAATAATTTTTCTAAATGTTTGTTCTTAACTAAGAACGAACCTGACATAGTTTTCTGTACATAAGCATTTGCTCTGTACGGTTCTATTGATGGTGAGGTTGTACCACAAATAATTGAACTAGATGCGTTAGGAGCAACAGCTAATAAATGTGCATTACGTAATCCAGTACCTTCCATGTCTGGAGCTTCACCTCTTTTAACTGCAAGTCTTTCACTCTCATTTACAGCTTGTTGTTTAATACTTTTAAATATTTTTATATTGATTGACTTAGCAATAGCAGACTCAAACGGTATGCCTTTAGATTGTAAGTATGCATGAAAACCCATAGCACCAAGACCAAGACTACGTTCTTGTGCTGCACTAAACCTAGCTCTGAATAATTGCTCAGGTGCTTTATCAATAAAGTGTTGTAATACATTATCTAAAAATCTTATTAAGTCTGGTATAAACAACGCATCATTTTTCCATTCATCATACTTTTCTAAGTTAACACTAGACAGACAACAAACAGCTGTTCTGTTTTCATCTGTAGGTAATGTTATCTCAGAACAAAGATTTGAATGATGTACTTTTAATCCTAAGTTCTTTTGTGTTTCAGGCAGTCCTTCATTAACTGTGTCAATAAAAGATATATAAGGCTCACCAGTGTTAACTCTAACCTCTAGTATCTTTAACCATAAATCTCTAGCTGATATTGTTCTCACAACTTTTTTAGTATGTGGGTCAATTAAATTCCAACTGTCGTCATACGTAGGTTCTTTAACACATTTATCTATGAGTTCCATAAACTCATTAGTTATATTAATTCCATGATGTAAATTTAAATTCTTTCTATGTGCATCACCACCTGTTGGTTTACGCATTTCAATAAACTCAATTATCTCTGGATGTGATATATCCATGTATGATGCATAACTTCCTCTTCTAGTTTTGCCTTGAGAGAAAGCGAGTATCTCACTGTCAACGACATGCATGAATGGTATTGAACCTGAAGACTGTGAACCACCTGAAGTTAACATTCCATCAGAACGTACGTGTCCCCAGTAACCACCTATGCCACCACCAACTGATGCAAGCCAAGCGTTCTCTGTGTAATGGCCAGTTAATCCTTCTCTGCTATCACCAACATAATTTAAGAAGCACGAAATAGGCATGCCTCTAGCAGACCCACCATTAGATAATACAGGTGTAGAATACATAAACCATAACTTAGATGCATAATCATATATTCTTTGTGCCATTTCTGGGTTATCTGAAAATGCTTCTGCTGCTCTAGCAAATGCATCTTGTGGTGATTTCTCTTCGGGTAATAAGTATCTATCTTTTAATGTTGTCTTACCAAAATGTGTAAGTAAATCGTCTCTACTATAATCTATGTTCATGTTAGTTTTTCTAATAATCCTTTTGTGTTTTCAAAATGACTAGCAAAATCAGGCACCTCTTGTAAATTGTTTTCTCTATCTAAAAATTTGTATTCTATTTTAGTTGGATTAAATTGTTCTAAATGTTTTAAGACAGTATCAATGTTTAATTCTTTACAACTATAAACATCTAACTGAACTAAAGCAGGTACAGTTTCATCCCATACATGCATGACAATGTGTGATGTCTCAATCACAGCAGCACATGTAGCTCCTTGATTTCCAACCATGTCTGAATAGTAAGTTTGTGGCTCACCCATTAATTTCATATTAATTTTAGGAACTAAAGTTACTACCCAATCTTTAATCTCATCTTTAGTTATAGGTGGTTTCATTACTTCAGCTCTGATAATTACATGCTCATGTTTTAATATCATTGTGTTTCCTTTTCAATTATAAAATCAATATATTGTTTAGCTTTTTTTAAAGATTCTATTCCACCTTTATCTCTCCAACGACAAATGTATTTAACTACATTGCCTTCACAAAAAGATAATTTATTTTTTGTAATAAAATCTATTGGTTCAATAGTATGCTTAGCATAGTGTTTTGGTTTCTTTATTACATCTGCCATAGCTTTATTGCTCCAGTCTTTTTATCATAATCACCGTGTCTAAGAATACGTGCAACTCTAGCTTGTTGTAAAGCTTCTTTCTCAGTAAATCCTTTGTCTTTATAAATACCTACAACAATTTTCCATAGGTCTAAGAGGGGTACATTACTATATTTCTTAATAAATTTTTCTGCTGTTTTTATACCGACATTAGGAATACCAGTGTAACCATCAGTTGCATCACCAGCTAATACTTGTATCATCCAATTATAATTACCTAATTTCTCAGGTATATACTCTACGTTATAACCATCAGAAGTTACATTAGAATGTGGTATTTGTTTTAAGTCTTTATCAATAGAGACAATAATTCTATCTTCTTTAGATGGCTCCGTTGACATGATGCCTAACACATCATCAGCTTCTAAGTTTTTAAATATAACTCCATTATGTTTTTTCATAATGTAATCACGTAAATGTGGCAACACCATAGGTTTACGTTTTGCTTTTCTATTGTCTTTGTATGATGGTAACACATCTTTTCTAAAATTATATTTATCAGTTAATGCTACAATGTAATCGTCAGCTTCTAAATTAGAACCTAAGTCATCTATTGTTGCATCTACTTCAGCTTTACATTGTGCAGCATCACAGTGTAATGTCCATAAGTCATTACCCCAATCAGTCGCAACTTCATTTTGTGTAGCTATTTTATAAATAAGAATATCACCATCAATTAGTAATACTTTTTTCTTAGCCATGTTATCTCCTATTTGTTTAATTGTA